CCAATCGGTGTTATTCCATGCCGGGGCGGTCTTAGTCAAATTCTTGCAACAACGCCACTTGCAACCGTAATACCAAACGTCGGATATTTCGTAAATCTCCGTATCGGGGTTAAGAGCCTCAAAGTAGTAGTTTTCGCCCTCTACCCATTGACCCCGGTCTACATACTCGCATACAGGCTTACCCGTCCATTTGTTGAGGCGTATAATATCCATCGTGACAATGCCGGGGATATACATATAGTCCAACCCCTCACGAATAGGTAACGGGTTGCCCTCATCGTCTACTATTTCCTTAACAAAGTCGGGTAAGCTGCCAAAGGTCGCGCCGTAATTGGTAGCGTCGATAATCGGCTTTGTAACGCCCGTAAGTTTGACTATCCGGCCCTCTGTACTTGATAGATAGATGCAACTTTGCCGCTTTGTGTCTGTCTGATTACCCCAACGGGCAATTTTCATCAGTTCGCACGGTGGGAAATTCTGCCCGGCTGGCGTATCTTCGTCGGGGTACAGGGTAACTTCGATATAGTTGTTAGCCGGGTTTACGCTGTTTACCCTCATCCAACTTGTGTAGAGGGCTGCGTTAGTGCCTGGGTTGGCATAGCCTAAAGCGACTGCGCCCAAATTGTTTACGATTCCCTTTAAGACGTTGCCGACGGCTTGGGCGGTAAAATAGCCCTCCCACTTTGAATGTAGGTGCAAGCCGTAGCAATTATTACCCAAATCGTCTATGCTGTCTATCGTGTCGGCCTCTGTAAGTAGTTGGTCGCCCTCAATGGCTGACAGGCGGTTAATAATCAGTTCTACCGCCTCAAAGTAACTGCGTACCCTGACGCTTTCAAACTCCGCGTTGCCCTGCGGGTCGATTCCTGCGCCGCTACCCGCGTACAGGGATTTAACAAACGTACCAAAATGGGCCTCGCCCTTAAATATGGCAATACCAATGGCCGTTAAGCCCTGTTGGAAAGTAATCTTACCCTCTGCAATATCATCGGCAATTCGGCTAAGAAAACGCTTTGCCGCTGGGCTATTCTCGGCTAAGTCGTAGGCCAAATCAGCGTAGCCCGCTTTTACCTTTTCCGTTACGCGCTCGTAGGCTGTAACCTCTTCGCCGGTTTCCGGGTCAGTTGTTTTAACCTCTTTCAGATAGGTAAGATATTCGTAACCGTTGCTGTCGGTTGTTATCTGGTCTAACGCTGACTTATTGCTATGGGTGTGGCCGTCGCCTGACGGGGTGCTGCTTCCCGCTTCCGCATTTAATACTACCGTGCTGTTAGTGCTGCCAATACCGTGCTCACGTAGTCGCTTGCTACGCGGGCGCGGTGTTCGGTTGGTAGTTACTGACGTATATTTCTTATCCATACCCTGCTAATTTACTTCTTCTATTGCCTCGTATTCGTCGGCGTTAAACTCTGTATATTGCGCGTCGGTTGTATCTGTTATCACGTCTTGCGTTTCGCCCGACATCATAAAGACTTTGCCCACTTGGTTTCTCTCTGTGTATATGCAAAGCCCGCCCGTGTCTATTTTGGCTTCGCCTGAAAGCGTAGTCTTACGGGCTGCAAACTGGCTGTAGAGCGTACCGATAAGCAACTTTTCCGGGTGGTCGGTAACGCCCGCCCTTTTGAGCGTTTGGATTTGCAGACTATCCGTAGCCCTGCAATAGATACCCTTTGCAGTCGGGCACGTAGTGTTAGCCGTACCGCAAACCGTGTCTATGCTTATTTCCTCTTTGGCGAATTTGTTAATATAGCCGCTATATTCCACATCGTCTAACTCGGCTGCATCAAATATCAAGTTGTTTTTTACCAACTCCACTTTAGGGGCCTTGTAAAGCAACCAACGTACTTTGTTGTACCAATTATTTCCATTAGGCCCCCAATATTTCGGTTCACTCCATGCCGTTTGAGTAATAGGCCAAATATATTCGTCCATATCGAAACATTGTACCCCGGCAAATACGGTAACTTCCAAATAGCCGCCCTGTGTCGGATAAGGCATATATTGGCCGTCGGCCATCTGCTTAAAACTATCGTACAACACTACGTCTACGTTGCCTCTTCCCGGTCGGCCTATACATTGGCGGTTTTTCTTCCACCCGCAAATACCGGCACTTTCCCAAAGGTCGTTAGGGTCGTAGTATTCCAGATAAGCACTACCAAAACCGCCCTCGCCTGATACCCAACTGCCTTTGCAGTATGCCAAATGACCTTTCGTACCGCCCTTGGCTATACTGCTGTTGTCGTAGTGACAAACCGCGTTGCCCTCGCTGTCATAGACATTAACGGCTATGGGTACAAAAGCGTAGCCCGTTTGGCCCTTTACGCCCTCGTAGTTACCGCCCTCGTTGCCATCGTTTCCCTCTGTAAAAGGATTGTAGCGGGCATCTAAGAGCATTTCAAGGCTAAGACGTACATAATACGACTTTTGGCCCTCTGACGATAAGGCGGGCAAAAACACCCGGTGCGTTTTCATTACTACGGTGCTTCGCTCCATCGTAACGGTGTTAAGTATGCGCTTTGGCCAACCTGTATCTAACCCGCCGTGGCCTCCCGAATGAAACGCCCATGCTATACCCGTTGTCTCGCTTGGCCCTCCTACTAATGGCAGTATGTGGCAATAGCGGGCTGACGGATTCAAGTAGGCTAAACCCTTACCCTGACTACTAATAAAGATAGTAAAGTTAATTAGGTTGTAATCCCAATTACTCCCCTGCCTGTGTTCCTCGGAATAGTCAGGATAGTAGGAGTAGTAGGATTTTCCGGGGTCGGCTACTAAGTTTACCATTTCTACGGAATATTCACCGCCGTACTCCAATTCACCGTTAATTAACTCTGCCGACGAATAGGGCGAAAAGTTTACTTTTACGTTGTTGGCCACTTTGTCTACTCCCATCGTCTGGCTGTCGCCATCCCATGTTATAGCCCGTCGTGCTGCCGTGTGCAAGCCGTTTAAGTCGAATACATAGACTTGGCCGTTACGCTGTATCATCTTCAACGCCAACGGCTGCAAAATGCCCTCTACGACTTCTTTTAGGGTGCTTGGCTCTGCATCTTCATCGTAGAAATTTTCGCTACGCACGGCCAACGCTGCGGGGTTAGCCTTGCCGCCATTTGGAAAATAGGTTGTGCAATAGGTATCAGCATCTAAGCCACCGTAGTTAATGGTGCTGCGTGTCAGGGCATCAAGTAAGATAGCCTGTAACGTCTGCATACCCGATAAGTTATATTTCAGGCGGTCTAATATACCAAAGTCGCTAAACGTCAAAGTTACGACATAGTGGTTATAAGCCTCGTAAGGCTCTTCGTAAAACTCCGGGTCTAACGCTCCGCTCCAATACAGGGCGTTTTCGCGGTAAACGTCCATACGAATACGGCCTACCTCGATTGTATATAAATCTTCGTAGGTTCTATCACCGGGGCTTTCTAACTTCAACGTGGCTTCGCTACCACAAATAACAGCCTCTTTGTCGGTATGCTTCCAATCAATTACCAAAGCCTCTTCGGCCTCAAAGGTCAGTTGGCCAACGCTTCCAAACGGTGCGCTCGCCTCCTGCAAAATCTCAACCCGCCATGTTACCCCGGCGCGGCTAAGAAACTCGCCCATATATCGTAATTGCTTGCTCATACGCTTAACTTCTCTTATTGTGGTTGTACTCCTTTTCGATAATGCCTACCAACTTCCGGCCCTCTATCTCAAAGCGGACTTTTCCGGCAAATGCGCCCTGCGGTTCTATCATATCGCGTAACTTATCCAACGGGGCCACTACTTCGGGGTTGTTGCTTGCTCCGGCATACTCGCCAATAAGTGCCATCGTGGGGCCACTTACTACGCCACCGTCTGCAAACGGCATAGCTTGAATACCTAACACCGTTGCAACTGCATACGCTATATATCCTGTGGCAATTGGAACACCGGCAAACGGTATAGAAGCGTGTGCGGCCATAATCATAGACGCGGCTAACTCCATATAACTTGTTGTAAGTGCTTTGTTTGCTGCAATAGTGGGTATAGCGGCAAGGGCTGCGGCCTCTTGCGCCCCTGCCGCCATATTCTGCGCTGTAAAAG